TCCTCCATAAACTTTACGATACCAAAGAGGTGTTTGTTCATCTGATTTGGAGAGGCAACCACCCAATTGTGTTACGATGTCCATTCTCTGCGAAAGCCAATACTCAAATATTTCCCAAACGATACCTATGGTTATCCAAAACCAAAATTGTTTGGGATACATGGCACCCAAAAGTGTGTAGAGGAAAAAGTGTCCATACTGGAAACCATAGAATTCTGTTCTATAACAGTCTGTAGTTTTTTCGTCACAAGGACATTGTCTTGCATGTCGAAAAAACCATAATGTGAATAGTAATATAACTATAAACATTCTTAATTATTTCTGAGATAATAATATATGTCTCTGGAAATTGTGACATACGCGAACAAGTCTCAGGGTATGTTTGAAGAGCTTGTTAATAATGAGTATGGCGTTCCAGTCAGGGTTTTAGGTTGGGGAACCAAGTGGAATGGGTTCAGTGATAAGTACAAGGCGATGTCAAAACACCTTGAAACTAAGAATGACGATGACATTGTTATTTTCCTTGATGGATTTGACACAAAGATCAATAAAAATCCACATGAAGTTGCTGAACTTTTCAAGGAGTGTAATTGCCGAGTTTTAATGTCAAAAGATCCAGAAGTTCCTGGCAAACCTCTCACACACTTGATTTTTGGAAAGTGTGGTGAAAAATCTACCGCCAATTCGGGTCTTTACATGGGATACGCTAAAGAACTGAAGAGTGTCATAGATGAAGCACTTGCCGAAAAGTGTGAAGATGATCAAACAAATATAAACACGGTTTGTCAAAAGTCTGAATTTGTAAAGGTTGATGAAGAAGAGAAAATCTTTAAAAACTTTGGACCTTTGGACAAGAAACATGACTCCGATGCTATCTTTGTGTCGTACCCAGGTTCTCCAGGATTTGATCGTTACACAAGAGCTATAGTTGAATACACACAATTCTTGTACATGTATATATTGTGTCTACTCATTTTGGGACTAGCTTTCTTTCCACAAAGACAGAAAGTTTTGTTACCTACATTAGTTCTATTTACAAGTTTCTACGCTTTTGTTGCGGACAAGTCATGCACTGAATCCTATCGTTGATGTACAAATATACTTAGGTCCACCCAGAACTTCTCCACCTGTATGAAGATATGTCCATGAACATGGATAAATGAGAAGTTTACCAGCTTCTGGTCTCACCTTCCGACCATTTCTAAACTCTGTACATCCACCTTCACCTTCTTCGAGGGTATTGAGGTAAAAAAGAGCCTGAACAAAGTATCCCTTATGAAAATCACCATCGTGATGCCACTCGTATCTACCCCCTTTCTCTATTCTCTGTACTGGAAACGGTGTGAAATAAAACCCCTTTTGTGATAGTTCTCTATCATAGACATGACAGCTGGAGTCATAATCAAAATTAGTTTTCAGGTGTTCCATATATACATTAAAAGCTCTTTCCGCGGATTCGGTAAAAATGTGTTGTATATCCGTCCATCCCTCAAGACCACTAATCATAAGTTCCGTATTTTGTTTGTCTCTCTGGACGATCTCACCATTAATTGGGTATGAAAAATATCCATGCTTTTTTCTCGGATCATTTTCAAACCGTGCCACAATAGATGTACACAAATTTTCGGGTAAAAAGTTGGGTATCTCTAAGATGTAGTCGTCCATTTATTGTGATTTGAGTGACGCCTTTAAACACTTTCCATTCTAGCTAAATCATCCATATCCCTACTTTTACGAGTCACCGCCTTAAAGGCACCCAACCATCGTGTCACAGCTCTAGTCCTCGCGAGCTCTGACGCGGTCTCATCACTCACTATGATACTAAGACCGTTACACACATCGGGTTTGTTATCTCTGTCTGGGAACTCCAGATTAAAAGCCTTTATAGATATGGCTGGGATGTCAGGGGCTTCGTCCAAAAGCCTGTCATATTCTTCCCGACACTTTTTGACAAAGTCAATCACACATGTACGATCACCTTCATCCAATGACAACTCCATATCTATGTTTCTGTAGAACTTTGAGTACTGTACACACATAACCGAGTGCGCCTCGGAGAGTGAGAGACTTTGACTAAACTTTGAAATACTTGTGAGAATACCACCAATCACATTGAGAAATGCAAAAAAGTATTGTACGATCATAATTTTAGCCCTGGTTGAAGGCTCAAGGTCTTCATTTCCACTTGGATTGAGGACTGCGAAGCCGCCAACCCCCGTGATACTCGCAATCACAATACTTGGGTATGACAGGTAATCATTTTGCTTTTTGTAGTGAAGACGGGCGTGGTTGTGAAGCCAGCGGTAACCCGCAGCTCTCTCCGCCCATGATCTGAGAAGCTTCTCCTGCTTTTCACACCATGGATGGTGTGAGTGTTCCTCTTCACTCATTAATTTACGCACTTATTTTTAATCGAGGTGGCCTCTTCTCTCGCGAGACTATCCACAAGTTCATTCTGTGGATGTCCATTGTGAGCCTTCACCCAATGCCATTCAATCCGTTTCATTTTTTGTGAAAGGGTGTCAATTTGAATCCAGAGGTCTTTGTTCTTCACAGGCGCGCCAGTAGATGTGCGCCAACCATTTCTCTTCCAATTCTTAATCCACGAAGTTATTCCATTCTTGACATAGTTACTATCAGTAAATAGCCGTATCTCAAGAATGTCGCGCGCGAGGCACTGCTCGAGTGCTTGGACGACAGCAGTCATTTCCATTGCGTTATTGGTTGTCCCAGCTTGTCCACCCGATACCCTGATGCCAGCGCCAGCTACCGCCCATCCACCTGGACCTGGGTTACCGAGACAACTTCCATCTGTGTAAATATCGTGCATTTGTTATTATATGCGTCGTTTATTTAAGCATCCACAGCGGTGGGGTGCAATTCCTTAAACTTGGCATAGAGCACGGTGTACAAATTTTCGGTAATGGGTGTCTCTTGGCTAACACTGATACGGGTACGACCTATAGGTGCCCTACCAGAGGTCCGCGCCGCCTGTGAAACCCAGAATGTAAATCCAGCCTCGAGATTATACTTTGTAGTTGTTGTGACACTTTCTGTGTGCGTATCAGTTTCTGGATCATATTGATGGTTGCGGTGTTCATCGACACGCTTCTCCATTCTGATATCATTCGTGTTAATCGAAGCATAGTAGCTGTTCACATCAAGTCCACATCCCAAATCATATTGCTCTGTCACGGTGACACCCATCAGTTTTTATTATACTCCGGTAAAATAATTTGCTTATTACTCTTCGCAAGGTTTTCATGGGCTGGGAGAAGTTGAAGATTTGTATAGTGAAAACACTTTCGCTGTTGCTCTTCGTCACTGAGATCAAATGAGGAACACGGTACGATGTGATCTATGTGTGCGTTTGAATAGTCTTTTCCGGGAACTTTTGTTGTTTCGAGGTACTCTTTGAGAAAGTGACCGTCACATCCAAGAAGTGCTTTTGTTTTGTCTGACTTGGCTTCACGGCCATTAAACGCATGCCACATTCTCTTACGACACAATTCGAGGTAATATCCAGGTGTCTTATTTTCTTTAGCCTTCTTGCGTCGCTCTGGGCGACATTTGGCGTTTGATCTCGAGCATTCGTTTAGTCTTTTTGTGTGATACTCCTCGTCGTTATTGTACCGTTCACGCCTTTTTTCATTTATTTCATTCGCATTTTCATTCCAATGAGTTCTCACACGCTCTTTTATTTGTTCTTTATTTGCTTCGTAGTACTTCTTTGATTTTTCGGATAACTTTTCTTTATTTTTTGTTTGATATGCTTTTATGTATTCAGCTCGACACGCTTTACATTGATTCAAATGACCATCTTTCATTAGTTTGTGCTTTCCAAAGTGATCGAGTGACTTCTTTTCATGACAATGTGTGCACACTTTCTCCATCTATGAGAAGTACTGAAAATATTTTTCAGTTCATGAACGCGAGACAGACATTAGGGTACTTGAAATATCTTAATGTTTGTGTTAATTCTAAATTTTTATACTAAAATGTAGCCATAACTTTCTTAGTTGGAGAAAGCACGGTTAATCCCAAAGGTTTCCCAGTGGGCCAGATCGTACCTTAAGCATCATCGGGATGACTAATCCTTCACTTGACACCGACACCTTAGCGATCGTTGAAACGGAACCATATTCTTGTCGTAGCGAACGTAGGTTCTCGCCTGCGGATTATCCAATCTCTAACCTTTTTACCATCGGGTTCGGCAATTAACCGAGATCCCCTCATAAGTTTCCAAATGAGGGTGGTAGTTAGAGCTCTAAGGAACTTCCCGCAACCAGGTTGTCTCGCCTGCACAAACAGACTAGCAGGACAAACGCTTTTAACGCCTGCTTTTTGGGCCTGATCTTAACTCCATTACGAGCTAAAGCTAAGCCCGCCCATACCGCTTTGGATGCGGAGGACGTTATAGTTAACAGCGAACATGTGCATGGTGGTGTTGGCAACCGCCGCTGGGAGAGTGACCGCGACTTGCGCGTTGTCGATGCGGGAGAAGTTGCAGGTACCAGTTGGTTGGTGTTCTTCTGGCTTGAGCGCGAAGGAGTACGAGTACACACCTGGGTATGGGCAGCCAGAGTGGTGGTTGTACGCTTGGACTTGGTTGAAGTACTTACCCTTTTGGGCCTTGAATCGGTCTTGGCCGTTGAGGACCAACTTGAAATCAGTCATTGGACCAACGATTTCTTCGGTGAATTCGGTGGTGGAACCAGCTTCGCCAACCTTGATGAGTGGCACACCAGTACCTTGGGTGATTGGCACGAAGCAGTTACCAGACACATCGGCGTAGGTGTTGGACTCGAGGACAATAGCGGACGCACCTGGTTGGGAGGTGAAGTTCCAGAGGGAAGTGGCGACGTTACCAGACGCTGGGTCGTTGAAGCACCAGACCAATTCCTTGACTGGGTGGTTGTAGCTGAGACGCTTGTTGGAAGTAGAGCCCGCAGTGACGGTATCGGAGCCAGTGTGTTGGACTTGCTCGATGAGGTACTCGTGACCCTTTTGCGCGAATCGGCGGCGTTCCTCGGTGTCGAGGTACACATAGTTCGCCCAGACCTTGAACACGGAGGTGCTCAAGTAGGTGGAGAAAGTGGACGCCAAATCAAAGTCAATGCGCACTTCGTGGTATTGAAGGGCAATGAGTGGCAAATACAAACCTGGGTTGCGGTTGAAGAAGAAGATCAATGGCAAGAACACAGTCTTACCGTCAACGGCAGTGGTCATCTTACCCCAGTTAGCCTTCTTGGACTCATCCAAGTAAAGCTCGGAGTACAAACGCCACCAGCGTTGGTAGTGCTTGTCGATGCGTTGACCACCAATGGACAATTCAGCAGACGCAATCGCACGCTCGGCGACCCAGTTGCAGTCATCACCGTCGGAGGTGCGGGTGTTCGCCGCAGCGGATTGAAGTTCGACGTACATGTCACCAACCAAATCACCGTTGCGGGCAATGGTCACGGAGACGCGGCCTGAGTTGGCGGCGGTACCGTTAACAGTTTGTTCGATGTTTTCCATCGCGAAGTTAGTGTGACGCTTGTAGACAGCCTGGAAGAAGGTAACCTTTGGGTTACCAGTCAAGTAGACGTCTTGAGCACCGTAAGCGACGAGTTGCATGAGGCCACCAGCCATTGTGAGAGTTTTTGTACTATACACTGAGAAAAAAATTTTGGCCGAAATCGCGGATGTGCGAAATTTTCGATTTCAATTTTTCTCAGTCTAGGTTAAAATGTCGTCTCGCCCTGAAGATGAAGAGCCAGTTGAGGAAGTTGAGGAAGGGGAAATCGTCTCCGAGGAAGAAGAGGAAGATATTGAATTTGATGAGGATGAAGAATTCTTCCAAGAAGATGAGGACGAGGGTGTGGATCTTGCAGGACTTATGAGCTCCCTCTTGGCAACCCCAGACGGCGACACCGTGTGTTCCGCCCTGGTAAACCTCTGTTACCAATTGGAAACCCAAAATAAGATACTCATAAAGATGCTCGCCAAAATGCAACCCCCAAAATCAGCTTAGAAACAAAAATCGTTATTCAGTAAATACATAGAAATGGAACACACCCATTTCATTGATAAGGAACCTAATAAGTATGAGGCTCTGACGGAGCTTCAGAAACAGCACATCCAATCAATGAAAGAAGATCAGGTACTCGAGACCATTGACAAATTCGAACACGCGTGGTCGCTCAAGTCAAATGACTTTAGAAATGCTCGTGAACTGGGATATCGCCAATTTGTTCACCCTGACAACTTTGATGACCATGGTAATCCGAATGTAAATGATATCGATCTCCTGGCAATCAAAGGCATCCGCGACAAACAGATGACATATCTCACAAACCTTAAGAACCATGTGAGAGATCTCAAGATTCACAAACAGGAACCAAACGACGACGGAATCACTGTGATGAAACGAATCAATAACATCAAGCGACAAGTCGATGATGGATATCACAATATTAGGCGTCACTATATGTCATTTGAAAGGGTAGACAATCCAACGGTCCAACCACAATTCAGTGTCCTGGGTGATCCAACAACCCTCGACGCTGAAGAAGTCGAGAACTCCACTCCATTTCAGAAATGTCTCCTGTACTCCCTGGATCAAACATACAAAGCGGGCTACCGTAGATACAAAGGGCAGTGCTGTGAAGAGATTAAGACTATTGAAGGTCACAGAACACGAGCCTGGCAAACAAAGTTCACCATAGAACAGTTTGTCTATTCACTCGCACAGAAAGATGACAACTTTGAGGTCTGGAAGAACTTTACGAGTCGTGGTACGGTTTTTAGAGATGTGATTGACAATATGTCAAAGTGTATAGATGCTCAGTTTCCAGAGATTACAAAGAGACGCCACGTGTGGTCATTCAAGAATGGTGTCTTTGTGGGTAAGGAATGGATTCCAGATCGTGGCGTCTATGATTGCTGCTTTTATTCCTATGACAGCCAAGAGTTCCGATACCTCGATCCAACTATTATTGCCTGCAAATACTTTGATCAACAGTTTGACGACTTTTCCCACATTGAGAGATGGCAAGACATTCCGACGCCATGGTTTGACTCAATCTTAAAGTATCAAAACTTTGAAGACGAAGTGTGTGACTGGGCCTACGTCATGGGTGGCCGTCTCTGCTACGACGTGGGTGAGATGGATGGGTGGCAAGTGATTCCATTTTTCAAAGGTATCGCGCGTTCGGGAAAGTCTACTCTCATTACCAAAGTTTTCAAAAAGTTTTATGAAAACGAAGACATTGGGACTCTCTCAAACAATATTGAAAGAAAGTTTGGTCTCTCCGCAATCAAGGATTCTTTCATGTTTATTGCCCCAGAAGTAAAGGGTGATCTGGCTCTTGAACAGGCAGAGTTCCAATCTATGGTATCTGGTGAAGATGTCTCTGTTGCCGTGAAGAATAAAACGGCGGTTTCCATTGAATGGAATGTACCAGGTGTCCTCGGTGGTAATGAAGTCCCCAACTGGAAAGACAACTCTGGTTCTGTGCTTCGTCGTATTCTGCCATGGAACTTTGCCAAGCAGGTACGTGACGCAGATCCCCAACTTGATGAAAAGTTAAACCGAGAATTACCTATTATTCTTCTCAAGTGTGTGAAGGCGTATCTCGACTATTCAAACAAATACAGAGACAAAGATATTTGGAATGTTGTACCTGAGTACTTCAAGAAGATTCAGAAACAGGTTGCGATGGTTGCGAGTACCCTTCACAATTTCCTGGAAAGTACCAATATTATCTATGGCAAAGAGCTCTTCGTGCCTCAAAAATTGTTTGTCCAGGTATTCAACCAACATTGTCAGGCAAACAATTTGGGTAAGCACAAGTTTAACCAGGACTTCTATGCAGGTCCTTTCAGTTCGAGGGACATCGAGGTCAGGGATGAAGTTGTAAACTACAAGGGACGCACATATCCCAAGCAGCCCGTGATCTATGGTGTCGATGTGGTTGAAGAGAGCTTGGGATTCAGTGAAGACTACTAGAAAAAAATACTACACAATAGTAATAATGAGCCAACAGCTCAGGGAATTTGTGAAGCAGTCGGGGGTTGAAGTCAGTCCCTCTTCAACTTCCACAACTGCGTCAAATAATAATTTGATACGCGAAATTGAAGCAGATCTTGGAATCCAAAAACCACAGACATTTCCACCAAAATTAGAAAAAAATATCATGAGCAATGAAAACTATGGTGAATTTGCTGAGTTTTTGAATATGTCGAATAACGAGAACAACAATGTAAATAACATTATCGCAATGGTTGAACGAAATGTGAAATTTGTCGTGAGCAAATTGAATCCTGGAATGTTTAACGCAACTGTGAATAAGGAATTTAGTGCTGAAGCACGAATTGATCTCAAGAGGATTCTATTGAAGAACCCACTTCCAAGAACACCTATTGGCGAAGGTCTTTATATAGACACACAAGAGATCAACGGCATTTATGGGAGATTCATGACTGGATTTACACATAGTAAAGAATATGGGAAGCAAGGAGACCTCAATAAGAACTTTTTTACTGTTCAACTCAAAATTGTCGTCTCTAATGGTTCAGAGAAAAAGGGTGCCACAGTCAATTTTTACAGAAATGGTAAGATACGATTTTCAGGTGGCTTCATTGGCGACAACATTGCGAGACAACCAGAGTTGATTCGTCGATTTATCGTTGATTCATATTCCGATAAGCAACCTTTCTTGTACAATCCATTTGAGTACAACAATCTCAGTGGTCAATTTAGAGTGAATGGAAATTTCAAAAATATGCAAAGAATTGCGTCCAATTACAGAGCCTATGGATTTACAAGTGTTTCCTATGAATCCGAATTGTCGCCATTTATGTATGTGACATACCAAGGCCACAAATACATTTTGGCTTCAAGTGGTAACATTCAGATTTCTGGGGCACAATCACCTTCCAATATGCTTGAAGCTTACAACGTGGGTATGGAACTCGCAAGAATGTTGAATGAAAATGGTGAAATTGCTTTGAAAGCCACAGTTCCAAAGAGACTGACTAAAAAGACACCTGTGAAGCGCAAGACTACCAAAAAACAAAAAGTTGACCCAAAACAATGTATGCGTATGGCCAAGACAGAACTTGTGGATCTCGCAAAGAAGTTGGGTGTTGTTGGTATCACCAAGTCTACAAAGAAAGAAGAGATCTGTAACAAGATTAAGAATATTTCGGGTGTAAAAAGTGCTACTTTCCGTAACACAAACAAGAATAAGAATGTTGCGCTTACTGGCACAGGTAACAACTTCAAGGTTGGTCGTGGGAAGTGTACGAGTTACAGCAAGACAGAACTTCTCCGAGTTGCTGGCATCCTCAAGATTAAACTCGACGCCAAGGAAACCAAAGCCTCCCTCTGTAAGAAGATTGAAGCTGTGAGAAATGCGAAGATTGCCCCCAAACCAAAGCCAAAGCCAAGGACGCCACCACCTTCTCGTAAAGAAGTCGCTCAAAAGAAGAGAAATTTAAAGAAGGAACAGGTCATAAAAAAGAGAGGTCTCAATGAAAACTCAATCCGAAAGGATATTGTAAAACTTTATGGTAAGCGTTGGATGGACCGCTACAAGAATGTGATGCCTTCTCTCAACAATGATGTCAAGGAGATGAAGATGAGACTCAACAGGTTGAAGACGGGTAACAAACAAGGTATTCCATTTAAGAAAGATGTAGATCTTGTCAAGAAGAGACTTGTAAATAGATGGAAGAATGAGAGGGGACGCAACCTTGAAAAGAAGGTGATCAAGAATCAACTCAATGTTACTGGTGTACCAAACACCCTCGTCTCGCAGTACCGAAACGCAGCCACAAACTATATCATGAAGAATGGTCCAACTATCAAACAACTCGAAAACTACAAAAAGACATGGATAAACTTAAGGAAAAAGTCACAAAGATAATTAGATATGGAATCAATTCAGGAACAGATCGTAGGAAGACTTAAAGTAGGAAAAGAGCGCTACGGTCACGGGGTCATAGTTGATTCTGACACACGCGAATGGGGAACACCTAAAAACTCTTGGATTGACATGGCCGTCGAAGAGTTTTTAGATGCAATTATTTATGTTATAGCTGACTATATTAGGCAAGGTAGACAGAGTCCAAAACTCATGTGTGAACTTGAACTTGATTATAAAGTTGATGAAAAGTTTGCTGAGTGTGAAGATCCCGTCAAGTACTTACTACAGGCACACGAAGAAGATGACAATGGTCTCATCATGCACATTCTGAGAAACTACGAAAAGATTGAGAGCCCTAAGCATCATATGCTCGTATGGAACCTTCTCAACATGTTACTCGTGAGTTCACAGTTTTAGTTTATTTTTTTGTGTAAAATTGGTATCCATTATTTGAATATGTTGGCGAAATACCTTCTGATTTTTTAATCCAGCAAATGCCATTATTAAAGTTAAATCCTATACAGTTAGAGAGTTCATCGCATCGAGCTTTGCATTGGGGGAGTGTAGCTGACGTCTTATTCTCAATGTCACCCGCGGAGCGATCACCAACTTCCTTAACTTCATAGCCATCAATATTTTTGATGTATCCCGTGATTTGACGACCTGGTAATTTTTTGTAATTTGGAGTTCCATGCTTAATGCAACACAATTTGTCATTTGCTGTATGAATGTATGACACACACTTATCATTGGCATCGCATTTAGCTTCACACGCAGTAGCCTCTACACCACCTTCACATGAAATATCACCACCTGAGAAATCATGATCAGGATATTTTTGATACTTTGGTGGTGGTGGAGGAGGAGGTGGGGACGATGGACCTGTGGACGATGGACCATCATCGCCACCCATCATGAGAGCAACAGCACCCACCGAGGATGACATCATCATTAGGACAACAACGCCAATTATAGCTTCCTGTGACATTTTTATATAATTAGTTAACATTTTATTCTGCCATTCACAGTTTTAGTTGGTTCAGCAATCTGCTTAAGGTGAATCGTGTGGTACGCAAAATTGTATTTGGGGAAAAGGTCCTTTATCAAGTTTGAGAGTGTAGTGGCTTCAACGATGTGGGGCATGCCCGAACATACCGAATTTCGTTCAATTTGAAGAAAACGATCCTCTAATTGCACGAACTTCTTGAGGTTTTCTTGGCTCATTCCCTCTCTGTGCATGAGAAGGTACATCTGCTTTGAGGCACCACCACTGAGATGGAAATTTTTAGAACCCGCAACTTCGTCTGATTGGTTACGCTTCTCATATATGAGGGCAAGTACTATG